GTGCTAGATTTTTTGGCAGAGTCTTTGGTCTCTGTTGTTTCGCTCTGAAATTTTTCAGGGAAACGTTTACGCATTTCGGTATCAATTGCGTTCCAGTAATGATCGGAGCCTGTCGGGACACCGTCTTTCTCCAGACGCTTATGAATACCCATTGCAAGGAAACTCATGTCTTCATCAACACCGTACCAGCTATTTTTGTCTAGCCATGCTTGGGTTTTGGAGTCCAAACGAGGTGTAGGTTGAGATTGAGGAATATTAACATGATTTTGCTCATTTTGTAAAGCACTTTCGTCATATTGTGGCTTGTAACGCTCAATTTCTTGATGTTTCATCTTAGCTGCCATCAATTTTTCTTGTGCTTCAATAAGCTTGTCACTGTCACCAGCTTCTAAAGCTTCTTTAATTTCTCGTTTTGCTGAATCTAATTCACGAGCTGAAGCTTCTTTTGCTGTATCCACATACACTTTTTCACCACTTGATAGGCGGCTTTTAAGCTTTTGTGTTTCATTTAACAATGATTGAGCTACACGAACTGCTTCTTCTTGTTCACGAAGTGCTTGTTCTTTAGCTCTACGCTCATCGTTAATGAGTTTTTTCATTTGTAAAAGACGTTGTTTAGCTTCTTTAGAGTATTCCTCTAAGTCGTCATTATCAACTTCTTCTACAATTTCTTGTGGTAGAGGGGTAGCGTTCTTTTGATCTTCTTCTGGTCGATCATCCACTACCTCAATTTCAATCTTTGCTTCTGGCTCGACTGCTTGAGCCTTTTGTTCTTCTTCGATTTCGTCTGGGAATTTAAATTCTTCAGCCATATATCCTCCTAAACACGACTAATTCCACGAGGATCTTGTACTACTGCCTCGACAGAATCATCATTGATTAATCTGAATTCACGACCATGAATCTTTAATCGTGTACCTGTGTTTGGACGGGCTAAGATAAAATCACCTTTTTTACACCACGCACCTGTTGGGAAACGCTTTTCATCCTTGTAGCAATCTGGACCCATGTCAACTACAAAAAATACTGTAGATAACACTTCTTCGTTTCTCATTGTGTCAGTGGACTTTAAAATACCGCTGTCAAATTTATCTTCAGCTTCTGGTAACGCACAAAGTATTCTGTAGCCTTGTGGTACTGGAAGTTGTCTTGCTTTTTCCTCATCCGTTTGGGGAAGAGTTGTTGCTTGGTTTACATCATCGGGATTTGATCCGATTAGTAGTTCACTCATCTGAGTTCTCCATATTTTGTTTTAGGTCAGTTACAAACATTCGTGTGGTAAAGAGACCTTTTATTTCACCACATATACGCTGGTAGTCAGCGAAGTCTTTGGCTTCGCCAGCTCCCAACACTTCTTCTAATCTTCTAACCTTGTCATCTATCTGTTTGAGAAGTAGATCTAATGGACTCATTCGTTATCCTTTTTAGTTTGATTTTGATTTAACTCTTTTTGATGCTCATGATCTTTCTTCTGTTTAACCATATTAGAAAGAATCTGTTTATCATTGATATTGTTTTGAGATTGCACTTGTTGTTTAGATTTACCAATATCTACACCCATGCGAATACCATCCATTTTGTGCTGTAGCTTGCTTTTACCAATATCTATACCAAGTTTCATGCCTTCTAATTTTTGTTTAGCGGCAAGAGTCATTTTGTCAGATTGAGCTTTAGCACCTACTTGCATACCAGCGATTTCTTTTTGAGCTGCGATACGTTGCTTCTCAACTTCAATCTGGTCTGCTTTAGCTGCTGCTTCTATTTGCATCTTCTTCATCTTAATGTCAATCTCTTGAGCTTTAAGTTGTAGCTCTTTCATTTGCATTTGGATGACAGGATCTTGAGCAGCTTGTTGAGCTTGTTGAGCAGCCACTGCAGTTTGATTCTGATTGAGAAGTTGTTGAGCAATAGGCACAGCTGCACGAGTGATAGCTGTTTCTTGTTCTGGAGTAAAGCCAGCATCTGGATCATCGCTGAAGTTAGGTATAGACATACCCATACCTTGTTCCATTTGACGCTTATACTCAAGACCTACGTGCTCTGTGATATGTGCTTGCATCGCTTGCATGATCATAGGAGCTTGTGGGTTTTGACCAATGATTTGCTTAATCTTAGGATCATTCATAGCAGCCATATGAATTTGAATATGGGCTTGGTGATCTTGATAAGGGAAAGCTTTTAATGGTTGGTTCTTGAGAGCGTTTACATTTTCTGTAACAGGATCTAAAGGCTTCATATCATCTGGCATAGGCACTAACTTCTCAGCATTCTTAATACCAATGACTTCTAACATCTGACGATGCAAGTATGGTAAGTTGTATAGCTGAGGTGCTGTTTGTGATAATTGAAGCACAGCTTGATACTGCACAACCTTTTGAGACATGGTGGCAGCATTAGGATCTGATACAGGGATAATTGTTGTAGTTGCGTAATCAGCTTTTTTAGCTTTACGGCTACCTTCAGATGGTTCGTAATCGTAGTCCTCTGGAGCATAGTCAGCAATAATCTCTTTTAAGAGTCTGAACTCTTGCTTCATTGAATAATGGATACGAGCCTGTATAGCACTCATTACCTTCAAAGTACGCTCTAAGATAGCTAGAGTAGTTCCTACAGGGCTATTTGCAGACATATCTGCAACTTTAATATCACCTGCTGAAGCAAATCTACGACCTTCTTCAACGATTTGATTAAGTAATTGAATGAGTGTTTGACTTGGTTCTTTGTAAGGCAACGGCATAATGTTGTCTTTCATAGCACCAGAAGGCACATCTACATCTCTAAATTCACCTGGAGCAATTGGTGTATCATCACCCTTGACTCTAAGACCTCTGGTCTTAAATCCACCAGGGAGATTTGCAAGGGAACCTGCGTCTACTAATTGACGAAGTATGGATGTACCAGATTTTGCAAATGCACCGATAAGATGGATTAAGCCAAAACAATAAAAGCCGAAGCCAGGGATATAACCGTAGTGAACGAAGTGTTGACGTTTTTGATGAGTCTTGTCATCTGGTTCCCAGTTACGTCTAATTGCTAGGATATTGCCTGATGATTTTTCTAATGTAACTACATAAGGTAAAGCTAGACCTGTAACGTTTCCATCTTCATCTGTATGTTCATGACCAGGTAAGTCAAGGTTAACATGCATCTCTAAGATCTTATAACGATCATCAGTGGTAGCACGGAAGCCTAACTTCTCTGCAATTTTCTTTTCTATCTCATCGAGCGTATTGTCTGGATCACCAAGATCAATGTCACGATAAAAGCCAGCAACCTGTAAATGTCGTAATTCATTTTCTGTTTTCCTCATGATGTGAGTTACACGTTCAGCTGACTCAAGACTTGATGCACCGTAAGGCACGACCAAATCTTCTGCGGGAATATACATTGATACTTGTCGATCCAAACTTGGATCAACATAAATTTTCTTAAATCCATTACCAGAAAGTCCTAGACCCCATAACATACGTTCATGTTCAGGTCGGTATTCTGTCATCACATCTGTAAGTTCATGGTTCATGTCTGCAACAACACGTTCCATAGCATCTTTTTTATCTGGCGTTTCTTTACCTACAATCTCTCCTTTTACAGGACCCGATGCTGGGAAAGTATCCATAATGGTTTCTGATTGGAACTTAACAACTGCTTCTGCTAACACAGGATGATATACACCGCATGCACCTTCCCATGGTTCTGCACGTTCTTCTATCTTAAGACCTAATAGTTCCAAACCATCTACATAAGTTTGAATCCAGTCTTTTCTTGAATCTATATCTGATTGGAAGTCACCGATTAAATCTCCACCGATTTGTTGGAGTTCACTCTCTGACATATGTTCTGCAAGGTTCTCACTGAAGTCATCTTCTTCACCTTTTTCCATATGTAAGTCTAGACCTGGTGCGTGGATGTCTAATGCTTCTGGATCATGTACTTCAATTTGAATATCTGGTTGCTGTTCTATTGCTCACAAACCTTGTGGTGCTGCGTATATTGCTTTATCGATTGCCATAATTTTCCTTATCTAAATGCGGGTCCCATAGCCCAAGCCACCGCTGTAAATCTCGTACCTGAGGTAACAGTAGTCACTCGATGTGGTAACACCGATGGAAAGACAACAATGCTGCCTTTCGGAAGTTTAGGAAGAGGATTATCCAATTCCTTTATTTCTAAAATACCACCTTCATAATCATCTGGGTTTGACAGAATAAGTACTGAGGATAGCTTGCGTTGATTGCCAAGCTCATCTGGATTTGAGGTGTCAGTATGCCAATCATAATGACTTCCCTCATCGTAACGTCCGATTTGGACAGGTTGCATATAAGAAGTAGCGTAGTTCCAGTTTGAGTGAACATTAGCTAAATTTATATGACATTGTATTATACATCCAACAGGGGTAAGGCTGTCAAGGAATACTATGTTTGTTTTACGTTTATTATGGTCATGGAAGGGATTTTCACCTTTATAGAACGTACCTTCTTGTGCTTTAGACCAATCAGCTTCCTTGATAATTAAATCACACATATCACTTGAGATGGCTTTTTCTACCCACCAAACACGATTCTTAATAATAAGATACTCTCCTTCTAAATTCACGAGGTTCATCAGGCTCGTCAGTTTGTAGCGGAATAAATCCACCACGCCTAAATCTTAATAGAGCTTGAGTTGTTGAGTCTACCAAGTCATCGTGATCTGAGTTTGGAAACGCTGCTAACTCCTCGACCACTTCCTCCGCCCACCTTTTGCGAGGAGCCCAAACCTTTCCTGAGGCAAATAAGTCTGTGATCGAATTCACACGGCTGATCTTGTCAT